CCTAAGCTCAACTAGAATTCGGACCCCCCTACACCATGTTCCCCACTTGGGGCGGAGTTCGAACGGTTTGTTCTCCCCTCCAAATTTTCGCTCAGATTGCAGCCAGAGCGTAAGGTGCAGCGCGCATTATCGCACGTGCGCCCATCTGGGCTATCTTGTTTCCAGCGGCTGTGGTCGCCATGGAGCCAACTGTTTGCACTGCCCCGGACATGTTCTCCCACGCGGAAGACATGATGCGTTGCAGTATAGATTTCTCCTGATGGTCCGGGGTGGCTGCGGACAATCTGGCACCTGACAATGCGGTGCGGATTGCTCCGGTACCAACCGGGTCACAGTGAGATGGTGTCAATGCGACGTTGGTTCCTAAGACCTCGAAGTATGAGTTCACCTCAAAGTCATAAGTTTGCTGGGCCAACCCGCCTGATAACACGGGGGCGGAAATGGCTATTAATAGCGAAAAGTGTGAACTGCCACTCTGCAATGAGTCCCATTGTTTTGCATAAGATGTATAATCAAGCTGAACAGATTCATCTGGCTGATAATTGACTTGGAGCCATTGTCTGTTTATTGGTGCTTGAACTGCCAACTGTGATGTTAGCAGCGATTGTGGCGTTGAACCGCCTGGGACTGTTGTGTTTCCTTGTGACCTGTATAATATTGCGGAACCACCCCTGTATAATTCACTGCCTGAATACCGGATCCTCACTCCAGCCCCCACGAGGCGCATGTCTCCATTTAGAAGAGGTGCGACGCCTGAGGAATAAGGTGAGTTTCCGGATGCCACTTGTACCCCATCGGGTAAGTGGCCCGAAACGATCTCATGGTTTACAGAATCGTTAACGAAAGATGCGGTTGTGAATTTAATTGGGTAGTTCGTATTTGACCCAACAATTGCTGGGTCATTATTTATCAATGTAAATGGATCCACCAATATCCAACCAAAGCCGAGAGTACCAATAGTCATGGTTCCACGCGCTGTAACTTGAACTTTGTTCGAAGGAAGCGTGATGAAATCAGGTATACAGGGTAGCTCCGAGGTCGGTAATGGGGTAAAAGGGTTCACAAGTGCATGTAAATAGAGTTGTGCACAGGATGACAGATAAAATTTGGGTGGGGCTGAAACGAAGCCTGCTTTAGCAATGCGGCGCTTCTGGGCCCTCTTTTGTTTGTTTTTGGGTTTTTGTTGGTTGTTGTTATTGTTTTGTTTTCGGACAATAATCGCGCGGTTTTCCATCAAAAATTATATTTACGGCGATTGTATGTGGGACCACGAAAATTCGTGGCCATATATTGCCTGGAAAACGCGCAGACGCTGTAGGATTGTAAGAAACATAATTGTCGTAGTATATTTTTGTGTCGATATGGCACAATTCGTAAAATGTTTCGTTAGACCATGGGGCGAAGTCGTTCTTGGTTTCGAATTGTCGTTCAATCTGCAGTTGGAGGGCAATAGGAAATTTGAAAATCTTCTCAACCAATAGCCTAGACTCATTGGTGATCTTGGGCGTAATGTTCTTAAAGCGCGATATGTTTATATATTTATGCCTATCGTCGCCGGTCAATAGGCTTATTTTGGGACTGAGGTTACGAGTCATTCTATATGCGTATTGTGCAACAGCACTAATTACTGGCGCATTAGGATATTGCACAATTGTGGACATTGCTTTTGCTTTCAACAGCGAACGGAGGGTTTTATCTGTGGAGGTTGCATAACGGCCGTTAGTGTAAAAGAAATTGAGCAAGAATTTTGTGGGGTCAGCCACGACATCATAAGTTTTAGGGTCAAAGATGAGTCCACAGAAGCTTGCTTCATTTAATTCGCTATAGCGGTCGAGTTTAATGGTAAACCCGTATCTTTTAAAGTCCTCCGGTGAGATTGCAAGTCCTTTGCGGATGGCGGTGAGGCCATCATCGCCTTCAACCACAGTGCGAGCATCAATGCCTTTCTTAAATAAAATAAATTTTGTAAGCATTAGGTTCGCAAAGCCATTGCTCATAGATGTGTTCATCTCACCAGACATTCTAGTGCACAATATCATGAGTGAGATGTACTTAAAGGTGCAATTGTTCCAATTGTTTATATAGGTATCGAACAAGTTCAACCAATAATGGATGTCACTACGTCGGCTCAACATATGTTCGAACAATATGCGGTCAATTGTCTCCATTGCCTCTCTGGTAAAATGGCTTTCAAACGCTGTGTAGTCGGTTGCAATATAGTCACAGTCTTCATCATACAAAAAATCATGTATGTACCGTCCCCGATCGACTGTGGGTATATGTTTTATAAACTCGGGGAGGCTGTAGAGATTGTCCTCTATTGCTTTACAAAGAGGTCCAAAGACCGTTTTAAACAGGTCAGACCTCGAGAAAATACCCCTAGGGTGCTTAAATTTTGGGTAGTGCTCGTCTTTGAGGAAGCATTTGACTCTACCAAGCTCTCGTTTGACATATGGGTCTCGAATATCTGCACAATTGAATCGATCATGGAGCTTGCGGAGCTGACGGCGCCTAGACTCGCTGTAACCAGTGCGAACGATCCAGCTGTTAAAGCCGAGATCAGTTCCTTCGTCAAGAGGGGTAATGTTATCACGACACCAAGCTCTAACAAAATTTGAAAGATCTTCCCGGTCTGCTTGGGAAGCCACTGGAGGTTTGCATCCAATGCGTTTTTCAACGGCGTAAATGGAATTTTCCGCATCTGACACATCAGGAAACGGGTTGCACGCTCCACTGAAATGCGGACCCATTGAAACACACGCAACGGGCCTAAAGGTGGTGTCTGAAGGTCGCCCGGCTCGGATGGTGACATCATGCTTGGGCTCTGGTAAGTTTTCGATTGGCACTTCACCAACTCTGTAGCCATACATGAACTGTCTCCCCCCGACCGGGCAATGTAAAAATCCAACTTACGAATCTGTCGGTTGAAAAATTTTCGGAATGCCATAGTTGCGATCACAATGCCTTCCGGTTCAGGAATTTGGTGTGTTGTTAGTAAGGAACTGGTATTGTGATTTGCCATACCACCCAACACACGCACTGTTTTTGTGAAAACTTCAGACATGGTTTTATCAAAGCCCGCTGTTGACATCGTAAAAACACTGCGGAGCAGGTGATAATCAATAGTAAAATGTTGGGCATATTCACTATGTGTGCACCACTCAAAAAGTGGAGCATGAAATTGATGCTCTACACGTAATGTGCAATTCATCGGTAGGCGTTGTGTGCTTATTTTTACTGCACGGTTTGCATCCGTACGTAGGTCAGGTGTGTCTGGTTCAATATCGTTGATGACCCAATTGAAAGTATATTTGTTTCGGAACATGTGGGTCTCGCCGGTTATAAGCCAATTGGCTGCAGACTCCAGTGGTGACAGGAGATTGCAGGCCCTTTTCTGTGTTCCGTTGTTCCAACTGAACGTGCCGACACGCTGGATTAACGAGAATAATTCTGCTTTAGTGTCGACCCTGGGTTCTTCAGGGAACATGGGCGTATTATAAGCATCTGGCGGCAGTCCTGTTATAGGGTCGGCCCGTCTACCTTCAGCCAAAGCATCGCGCGCTCCAGCAGCTTCAGACATCATGTTTGAAAGTGCGGCTGCAACCTTATCGTGAGTCTTATGTGCATGCTTTCCTGCGCTACGCTTTGTTTTTATACGGTCTGAATTTGAGATATGCTGAGCAATCTCTTTTTCAGCCATTCTGGAAAAAGACCTGATGTAGTTTTCTTCCTTTGTCCGTGACATACTCGCGATATCTTCCTTGATGCTTTCAACAAAATCACACACTGTGACTGCTGGGACGTCATTTGTGAGTGGGTCGGCCGCAACCGGAAAGATCTCCTCGAGTGTCGGGATCGTTTGTATTTTTGGTTTAGGTTTGTTTCCCGGAACAACATCCAATATCTCAGAATGTTTGATCTTAATCGGGAGTTTTTGTTTGGGTTTCTCCACCATGGTTTTTCTAGAGCCCCCGCGTTGTTGTTTCTTTCTCTTGATTTCCTTGGGTTGTTTGGTCGGTTTCCCGAATACCAACTCGTCATCGGACGATTCATAGGGAAAATCTAAAGAAGCTGAGGCTGAAGAGTTTGCTTTGGTGGAGTGTGTACTTACGCGCTTTGCATGACGCTGGCGCTTGTCGTTGGGTTGACGTGGT